ATCGACCTTTTCAAGGAGTCGGTCGAAATACTGCGGCGGCATAAATTCTCCTCGTCCGGGAATAACGACATGATCGGAGGGATAGATGTCTTGCGACCATTTTTCGAAATGGTCTTTACCGAGTCCTTGAGAGCATCGCATGAACTCGGGGTACCGATCACCGTAGTGATCCGCCGCAAGTGCTCCCGAAACTTTTTTAAGCTGGTAACGGGCCACGTACGCAGCGCTTTCAAAAGTAACCTCTGAAAATCGGTGGAGGCCATGGGGCCAAGTAGCTGAGAAATCAGCATGAGAGAACTGAGGATCTCCTGATCGAGAAGGTTCTTCTTCAGATCGGAGACCGTCAGAGGAACGGACTCCAATGGGTCCGTAGACAATCGCATGATAGTGGGGTCGTTCGTACTTATCACCGTACTCACCGACCGCGAAATATTTGACCTTCTCTTTACCATGATAATCGAGCCTCGCTCTCAGATCCTTAAAGAAGGTCTTAATATGAGACGGATTAAGAGATCCGTCAATAGGGTAGTGTATATCGTCGTATGTAAGAGTTAAAAATGCAGCTTCAGAATGAAAAGGAAGCTGCTGAACGAGACGAGTAGCCCAAACACGGGACTTCTCAAGACGACAACCAATACATTGTTTGCAAGGCAAAAGGTGGCCACCCAAAGGGACTCCCTTATGACGAGTGTCATAAGAATTGGCCTTACCTAAAAATTTAAAAACCGGCTTGCCAAGCTTAGTGCGGACACCGGATAAGGGGACAGCAATCATCTGGGAATAGCAAGGCACGCTGTTCTCCTAGAGAGGCAAGCCGGGGGCGCAAGCCCCCGGCTTTTTTTTAAAGACGAATGCCGCCACGCATTGGGGCCCGAACTAAGTTCTTCTTATGAACACGGGCACCCTTACGAAAATTCTTGCGGGACGACTTTCTTGACAGTTTCTGTCGGCGCATATGCACCTCCTTACTGTAATAGTGTAGTGACAGATTGAAATTCTGTCACTGGTGACAGTTACAACAAGAGAAGTAACTGTCACTCCTGATCAGATTGATCAGATGACGACCCCTTCATTGGGGTCTTTGGGTTCTTAGAACCCTTCGCCGATGGCAACGAGGCCGGCTTAACGGCCTCTGGAGAACGGGAAGGCTGGCCGGGAGGGGTAGACCCCTCATCAGACTCATCCTCCCTAATAATAGTCTTTGTGAGCCTATAGCGCTCCGCTTGCTCCAAAGTAAGCTGCCCTAGATTACGAGGATCATTGTGAAGCTCAAGACGCAGGGCAGCAGGAAGAGCGCGAAAAGACTCAGTAGCGCGCTCCATAATAGAAAACGCCTCAGTGAGATCTGGGACGTTAGAAAAATCAGCATAGTGGGGTTGGCCCTTACGAACAAATTTAGGGGGAATACCGCGACGCGCCTTAACAACCATGCCATTAATATCGCAATCCTCTTTGAATTGCTGCTGGACATTTAGATCAGAATCATGCTCGGCAAGGCGAACAACGCGAGAAGTACGATCAGAACGACCTCGAATAACAAGTTTCTTCATGGGCGAACCTTTAGACCTTTCGACCCTGCTTTATCCAGGGCTCTTTTTTCGGCCCGAGAGCCGGATTTAACTTCGGGAGTGCGAAACAAATTAGAAATATTGAGCGCTGAAGTTACAGCGCCCAAACCACGAGAAGTCATATCAATCAATTTATCGTAAAACAGAGTTTCACGATTCAATTTTGATTGATCAATAGAACGGGGAAGATCAGCCTGCTCAGCCGTAGCAGCAGTCTTAGAACGAACAGCCTCAGAACCAGCACGCTTTGCTTCATGAGTAGCTTTAGAAACAATAGGATCAGACATCCGCAATTCACGAGCATTAGTAATACGACGGAGATCCTGATCGAGAGCAATCGTCTTAGCAGACTCAAGAGTATTCAAAGTTTCGGCTACAGTCTTATTAGTCTGAGCCTCCTGAACTTTGAGAGAAGACATAGTAGAAGCCATATTGGCTCCAGAATTAATAGAATCCTTAAGCATATCCCCAGTACGCGGACTCAACATAGTAGCAGAAGAGCCGCCAGGGGAAGAAGCTCCGGAACCTCCAGTAGCAGAAAGAATAGGATTGAGACCAGCGGCACGAAGATCAGCGACTTCACGCTGATGAGCAGAATTAGACATACGCTCTTGAAACGCCATTTGCTCACGAGCAATACGCTCGTTCATTTCATTAGCGCGTTTCTGATCATTAGAATTCATAATACCGCCGACAACGCCGGAAGCAATACCAGCGCCGGCCATACCAATTGATAACGGATCCATTAATCCCTCCAGAGATAACAAGCAGACATAGTGTTCCAATTCTTATAACCAAAGGCACGAGCTAAGCGCTCATACACAGCAGAAAGCTGCTCGCCCTCAAGACGAGCAGCCTTCACCATCAATTTAAAATCCTTACGCGACATATTAAAAACGATTCAACTGAGCAGGAACAGAATACACGGGCATAGGACGCGCGTGTTTCAAACGAGTATAAGAGTCCAAGATAAACTGAGGCTCAGAAGGAACAGCAATAATACGGTCAATGGGAGGATCTTCTTCCACCAAGCCAGCAAGGGTAGGAAGATCGCCAAAATCGAGAGCCAAATGCCAAGTATCAAGAGAGGCAGTGGCATTGGAACGGAAAAGACCGGTAACCATGGAAGGTTTATAACGGTATTCTGCATAACGCTCCTGGTAACCGAAAACATCATTATCATCAGCAGACCCATCCATATAAATTTCTTTATTTAAAACAGCCTGCTCGCCCAAATGAGCGAAAGTAGGCCAATAGAAATCATAACGAGTACGACGAGACCACATCTTATTCAAACCTTGTTGATAAGTCTGGTCTGCGCGATCAGAAAGAATACCAAGAACATGGCCGTGCTCAACAAACGAATGATTAAAACCAGCACGACCGTGAACAGTAGCAAAAGCAGACAAATTACCTTGAGGAGAAGCGCCCGTAGTTTCAGAAGTCTGAGCGATCGGGTTAACATTCACATTGAAAGTACCTCCGCCCAAATACTCGGGGCGCTGTAAACGAAAATCAGGAGATACAACGCCAAAATGAGCGAGAAGAAGCTCGACATAGCGGGTACCGCCACGAGCGTCGAGCTCAAACAATGCCTGAAGCTGAACAGCTTCACGCCACTCATTAATTGTGGCGGCTGTCGCAGCATTAAGATCAGCATAAATAGCAGGATGCGGGACACTACCGGGGTAGGTGCCCTCAATACGAATGGAAGCCTCGTTACCAGAAGAACCAGGACCGACCTTCCAAGATAAAGGATAAGCAGTAGACCCCGTATCCGTCTCATAGACATTCACGTTAGCACCGGGGACCTGAAAAAGACCTTGCTCAATACCAATACCGAGAACAGGAGCAGAGGTCCCAATAGGAAGCATCACATCCGGACCTTTCTGAGGCCACGGAAGAGCGGACGTAAAATAGTCCTTACGACGACCGCGCTTTTTCAAAGCATAAGCAGTCGTATCAGGGCCATCGCCCTTAGAGAAAACGAGTGAATCCTGAAGATTCTCATCACGGTACCACTCGTTCCAAACCAAATAATAACTTCGCATAACCAAAGCATTGGGCATATCAGCCTGAGGGATCGAAGCGATCTTAGTAGGAATGCCCAAATAATCATAGAGACTGCCTTCACCAAAACCTGCGGCATGGGTAACGGCAGAAAGCTGAGGAACAAGATAATCAGTAGAATCAGTAGGATCATCCTGAGATCCACAGAAGCGCTCCCAATTAGTCCAAACCAAACGGTTAGGAACGAAAAAGAAGTGAACATCTAAATAAACGTTGTCCATATAAGGAAAAATAGGAGTAGCAAGACGGCCAACCAAATTAGAATTCAACTTAATAGTATCGCCGGGTAATATTTCATCGGCGAAATAAGGAATCAGATAACCAGAATCAAACGTAGTCTTATGAGTAGAAGAACGATCAAAAACAGAGCGCTCCATCTTCACAGAAGGAATACGAGCAAAATGAGACTGAACAGAAGAACCAGCAGAATTGCGACCCATAAATATCCTCTATAGAAAAAGAACTCATCCCTGAGCTCTAAATTAAACAACTATTGCTTAGTAAAAGGCAAATCACCCTGAGGCGCAGGGTGTTTCACATCCAAAGCAGAGCCAAGATCAGAAGGGGAATCAAGGGAAGATAAAATACCAGTCTCTGCATCAAAATCAGCAAGATGAAACAAACGAAAATCGGCGGGAAAACGAGAAACCATCGAGTCGCCTTCATTAGACAAAACCTCAAAATTCCTCATCGCATCCGCGATAGAGGGAGAAAAACTAGGACGTAAAAAAAGACCAGACTTCATATCCTTAATAACTAATAGTTTCATAAAACACCTCGAATTAAAGTCTGTTCCGTGACAAGTTCACGAACTTCACCTTCCCGGTGACGTTCATCGACATGCTCGAACCATTCGAGCTCAGTCATCTTTTCTTGCGCGTCTTTGCGCGCTTTTTTAACTTCGGAGAAGAGACCCGGATCGACCTTTTCAAGG